GAATGATAAGTTTGTCAGATTAAACTCCGTGACTGATATGTTCCGCTCTGGTAAAGTGTGGGCGCCTGAGACCAGATGGGCTGCCGAGGTGATTGAAGAGATAGCTGCTTTTCCTAACGCAAGTCACGACGACTTTGTGGACAGCACTACACAGGCTCTGATACGATTCAGACAGGGCGGGTTTTTAAGATTGGACTCTGATGAGAAAGAAGACCTCATCGGGTTTAAAAAGTCACGCGCATACTACTAAGGATATATATGGCAATGGAAAAAGGTTTGTACCAAGTACCAGAGGGCATCGAGGCTTTAGCAGATCAGCCCGATATTGAAATAGAAATTGTCAATCCAGAAGAAATCCACATTGGGATGGATGGATTAGAAATAGACATGATGCCTGCGGGAGATGAAGATTTTGGCAAAAACCTAGCCGAAGATATGCCTGAGAGTGTATTGTCTACATTGTCTGGCGAATTGCTTGGAGACTTTGAAGAAGATCTGTCCTCCCGCAAAGACTGGATCCAGACTTATGTGGACGGTCTAGAGTTACTAGGTTTGAAGATAGAAACCAGATCTGAGCCTTGGGAAGGTGCTTGCGGTGTGTATCACCCACTGATGGCTGAAGCCCTAGTTAAGTTCCAGTCTGAAATGATGATGGCCACTTTTCCAGCGGCTGGTCCGGTCAAGACCCAGATCATTGGCAAAGAAACCCCAGAGAAAAAAGCTGCGGCTGAGCGAGTTCAGAATGACATGAACTATCAGTTAACAGATGTGATGACTGAGTACAGACCTGAGCATGAGCGTATGTTGTGGGGCTTGGGTTTATCTGGTAACGCTTTCAAAAAGGTTTACTTTGACCACAATTTAGATAGACAGGTTTCTATATTTGTGCCGGCGGAAGATTTGGTTGTGCCTTATGGCGCTTCTAATCTACAGTCAGCAGAGCGTGTTACCCACGTAATGCGTAAGACTGAGAATGATGTCCGCCGTTTACAGGTATCAGGCTTTTGGCGGGATGTAGATCTGGGTGAGCCAGATATTGTTCTGGACGAAGTAGAAAAGAAGATTGCTGAGAAGTTGGGATTCCGCGCTACCACGGATGACCGCCATAAGATTTTGGAGATGTGTGTAGACCTAGACTTAGAGGGCTATGAGCACAAAGACGAAGACGGCGAACCAACAGGTATTGCTATTCCCTACATTGTCACGATTGACAAGAGCAGTGGCAAAGTTTTAGCAATCCGCAGAAACTGGGAAGAAGGCGATGAACTCCATACCAAGTTACAGCACTTCGTTCACTATGGTTATGTGCCTGGTTTTGGTTTCTACCATTTTGGTTTGGTTCATCTTGTGGGTGCGTTTGCCAAGTCTGGAACGTCTTTACTACGCCAGCTTGTTGATGCTGGCACTCTTTCTAACTTACCAGGTGGATTCAAGGCTAGAGGGATGCGAGTTAAGGGTGACGATACACCTATTGCACCCGGAGAGTTCCGCGACGTAGATGTACCAAGTGGCACCATCAAAGATAACTTGATGACCTTGCCATATAAAGAGCCAAGCCAAACATTGCTGGCTTTGTTAAACCAGATCATTGAAGACGGACGCAGATTTGCTAATGCGGCTGACTTGCAGATATCTGATATGTCTAGCCAAGCTCCAGTGGGAACTACGCTTGCTATATTAGAGCGTACGCTAAAAGTCATGTCTGCCGTACAGGCGCGCATCCACTATTCGATGCAACAGGAATTGGTCTTATTAAAAGAGATCATTGCTGAGTCAGCCGTAGAAGATTACGACTATGACCCAGACTCTGGTTCGCGTCGCGCCAAGAAATCAGACTATGAGAATGTGGACGTAATCCCAGTCTCGGATCCTAATGCGGCCACGATGGCACAGAAGATTGTGCAGTACCAAGCCGTCTTACAGCTGGCTCAGTCTGCCCCGCAGATGTACAACATGCCACTGTTGCACCGCCAGATGCTAGATGTTTTGGGAATCAAAAACGCCCAAAAGTTGATCCCAATGTCTGACGATCAGAAGCCTATGGATCCAGTGTCTGAAAACCAGAATATCTTGGCTGGAAAACCAGTTAAGGCATTCCTGTATCAGGATCACGAAGCCCATATTACTGTCCACATGACGGCTATGCAGGATCCAAAAATCCAGCAGTTGTTACAGGGCAACCCGATGGCTCAGCAGATGCAGGCTCAGATGATGGCTCATATTAATGAGCACCTCGGCTTTGAGTACCGCAAGCAGATCGAGCAACAGTTGGGCATGAATTTGCCACCCCAGCATGATGAGGCAGGGGAAGATGTACAACTTGATCCTATGGTGGAAGCCCGTCTGGCTCCGCTATTGGCTCAGGCATCTAAGCAGTTGCTCCAAGTTAACCAAGCGCAAGTTGCCCAACAGCAGGCTCAACAGCAGGCTCAAGATCCCATCGTGCAGATGCAACAACAAGAGTTGCAGATCAAGATGGCTGAGCAACAACGCAAGGTACAGAAAGATCAAGCGGACGTCCAACTACGGATGAAACAGCTTGAGATCGAGCATGAACGCATCCTTGCCCAAACCAAGGCCAGCGAGCAGCAAGCAAAATTAGGCGCTTTGAAAGCTGTTGCAGAACAACAGAATCAAAGAAAGATGGAGGAACTTCGCCTAAAACAAGACTCCATCAAGACGGTGGCAAACCTAGAAAACCAGCGCATGGTCAACAAACAAAGACTTTATGCGGATGGATTAAAGGCGGCTCACACCATTCACAAAGAAAATCCAAAGCAAGAAGCTAAACCCACAAAAGGTGAAGAATGACTGTATTTGAATTAGTCGTCAAACAAATCGACGACCAAGCTTCGTATCTCCGAGAGGGACTCAGCCTAGGTCGAGCCACTTCCCTTGAGGAATACAAAGGAACCTGCGGCGAGATTAAAGGTCTGCTGGTCGCTAGGGGATTCATATTAGACCTCATGCAAAAAATGGAAGAATCAGATGACTGAATTTGACGTCAGTGCTGTTGACCTTTCTGGCATTCTCAACAAGGATGCGGAAGAAAAGGCAAAGCAGCTCCCTGATCCAGCCGGCTTTATGCTCCTCACCGTAGTGCCAGAAGCTATGGAAGAGTACGCAGATAGCGAAGTTGGGTTAATTAAAGACAGCCAGACGATGCACTACGAAGAAGTGCTGACCCCTGTGCTGTTTGTAGTCAAGATGGGACCAGAATCCTATCAAGACAAAACGCGGTTCCCATCAGGACCACGTTGCAAAGTTGGCGATTTTGTTATCGTCCGCCCAAACTCAGGCACCCGCTTGAAGATTCATGGCCGCGAATTCCGAATGATTAATGATGATTCGGTTGAAGGCGTTGTGCAAGATCCACGCGGCATCACCCGTGCTGCATAAGGAATAAGTCATGGCATTACCCGAATATGAATTACCAGATCCAGATAAAGATGTTGCTACGGAAGACGACAAGTTTGAAATAGAAATTGAAGTCGTAGATGACACCCCATAGTACGACCAAAAACGTACTCCGATGCCAAAAGAGATCGTCGAGAAACTAGATAAAGACGAACTTGAGGAATACGACGACGAAGTAAAAGAGAAGTTAAGGCAGATGAAAAAGGTTTGGCACGATGAGCGCCGAGCCAAGGAGGCTGTTTTACGTGAGCAAGAGGAAACTATTGCCTACGCCAAAAGGATTGCCGAAGAAAATAAAAAGATGCGGCAGATGATCCAGTCTGGCGAGAAAGAGTATGTAGAAACTATTCAGTCTTCAGCCACCATGCAATTGGAAATGGCCAAGAAAGGATACAAGGAAGCATACGAATCTGGGGACGTAGATCAAATGATGGAGGCGCAACAGAAGTTGCAAGAAGCCAACCTTCGTTTGATGCGCGCCAACAGTTTTAAACCTACTGCTTTACAAGAAGAGAAATTTGAGGTACAAACTCAACCTGAGCAGACCCCATCGGTACCAAAACCCGACGAACGCGCACTGGATTGGCAAAAACAAAACAGGTGGTTCGGATCAAATAAGGTGATGACCGCAATGGCTTTAGGATTACACGAAGATCTTAAAGACAGCGGAGTACCGGTTGGATCTGACGAGTATTACGAAACATTGAACAAAACAATGCGTCGTCGTTTCCCAGAGCAATTTGAGGAAACAAGAGAGGAAGAAGTTCCTAAAGCGCCAGCAGCCCGTTCCAAACCACGATCTG